TCAAGAGCTACCTGCTGCTGAGCAGTGAAGTTCATGTTAGCTATCTCAGAGATACGAGCAGCGTTCTGAACCTTAGCTTGGAACTCTTGAGTGAACTCCATGTTGAGGAAGCCTGCACGTTGACGTGCTGACTCCATAGCTACCTCTTGCTTGTTAGATGCATCCATCTGAGCGATAGGTAGTGCAGACTCCATAGCGGCCTGTACAATAGCCATACCTGCCATAGATGATGCAGAGAGACCACGAGCCGCCATCTGTGCTGCAGCGCCCCGCATAGCGCCTGCTGCCCATGCTGGTGTGTCGCCACCCTCAAAGTCTTCCATGAGAGTTGCCATCTCATCCTTGACACTAGCAGCCTCTAAGCGTTCTGTACCATAGATGTCTTGAACTTTTTGTTGATCTACAGCTGAGCCATCAATCATCTCACCTGTCTCAAGTACACGTGTAGGTGCACCCTCTACTGTAGCAGCTTCACCCTGTGCAGCATCCAGCTTTAACTGTGCCATCTTGGTAGGGTCACCCTCTGCAGCTGTCATAGTTGCAGCGTCACTCACTTCACCTGTAGCAGCTGTTGCACCTTTAAGGGATGCATCTACAGCGCCTGCAGCAGTAGTAGCGTCTACAGTAGAAGCATCTGTGGCGGGTGCAGCAACAGCGTCTGGTGCTTGAGTAGCTGTAGTAGTCGTTGCTGTGTCAGCTGCACTTGCTTGGCCTGTACCAGTAGTAATGTCTGTACCTGTACCAGTAGATGCAGCAGTGTCTGCTTTAACAGTTAGTTTACGAGGATCAGATGTAATAGCCTTAGTCATAACACCAGCGCTACCAAGAGTACTTTGAGCAGGTGCTTGTTCTTCTGTTGTGGTATCTTCTTCTTCGTCTGTTGTAGTGTCGCCACCCTCTGCCATCTGCATGGGAGAACCTTCAACAATACGTCTAGCTGACAGTGTGAACTTACCCATACGTGCTGCGGCTGCAGGGTTAGATGCAAGGAAAAGGTTTATAGACTTTTCGTCCATAGGTCCGTTATAGCCTAGTGCTGGCAGTACTTTTTTCTGTAATGTTTCAGGCTTAAAACCTACTAACTTCTTAGCCATAATTATTTATTCCCTATCTGCATCCACACAGATGCTGCTATGAATGATAGCAGAGCTACTGTTGATATTCTTACTGCGGTTGTCCATATGCTTTTCTTTGTGTCACGATAAGCTTCTAGTAAAGAGCGCATCTCGTGCAAGTCGCGCTGGGCGTCTGCATCCTGTAACCCCAGAGACCTAAGAGCCTCTTTAGCGCCACGTCTTGCTGCACGATCAAGCATATCTTCTAGCTCTTCTGGTGTCAAGTTTATAGATGTCATATTACTCTACCTGAATATAACTACTGAAACCCGAGGGAAGTCAGTCGTTGTGTTGTAGCCACCATCATTTGTACCAGAAACGTAACCGCCTTTGAGCCTTACATATGAAGCTGTAATATCACCTTGTGAGTTAGGTTGTATATGATAAACCCAAGCCGGTCTATCTGATCTGCTTCTCATAGGCAGTGCGTGTATTGCATAGTTAGTGTCAGGCATAGATGTAGTGAAGTTAATAGTGTAATCACCTGGGCCGTTTCTTGTTACCGAACTGACATTGCCTGATGCGTAAATATTACCGTTATAGCCGTCAAAGTTAACCCAAGCCCTAGCACCGTAGTAGGGAGCCGTACCCGTGGTCACGTCTAAAGGTGAAAACTCATCTACAGCAGCCTTAACTTTAGCTGGAGATACGAGACTTTCAGTAGTGCTAGTACCCGCTTCCCAAGTAGCTGTGGATTGAGTGGATGCAACATACTTACTATCTAGTGCTGTCTGCAAGCCATCAACATTAGAGATAACATGGTTGTGACTGTCATCAGCAATAGTAGCTGTAATAGTTGCGTTAGCTGTGCCGTTAAAAGAGGCACTACCAGAGACATCACCTGTAAGAGANNCCTACAGTCCACTTATCGTCTGCTTCGTTCCATACAAGTGTTTTGTTAGCAGCTGTACCACGCTCAATCTCAATGCCACCATTCTGTGTAGGTGTGCCTGTCTCATTAGAGTTGAGAACAATCTGGTTATCTGCAAGGTTGAGTGTCTCAGTGTTTACGGTGGTAGTAGTGCCGTTTACGGTTAGGTTGCCATTAACTACAGTGTCGTTAAACGTAACATTAGATGTAGTACCTACATCCTGACCTATAGCTACAACACCATCTGTAATGCTTACGCCTGTACCACCACTAAAGTGAGCACGTGTTTCAGCAGCACTAGGGCCAGTGTATGTAATAGTACCAGCAGAGTAAGTTAAGCTACCGTCACCACCAGCGTCAACGAAACTCAGTCCATCTGTAATAGCAGCCTGAGCTGCTGCAGTAGCACGTGCGTCTGTGTAGTATAGGTTAGTTGTGCCTTCTGCTACAGTGTCTGTATTACCTTGTGTAAAACTAATAACGCCTGTACCTGAGTTGTAACTAAGGCTACCCGTAGCTGACACAGAAGATCTAGCACGAGCAGTAGTAAAGTACTGGTTAGTTGAGCCTTCACTAATATCATCTGTGTCATGGTTAGATACGTCAGATACTGTACCTGTTACATTACCCGTGACGTTACCTGTTACATTACCTGTGATGTTACCAGTGACACCATTTGTAGCTGTTATGATACCTGTAACACCAAGAGTACCACCTACTGTAGCATTAGCTGATACAGTTAAGGCATCTGTGTCTACAGTACCGTCAAACCAAGCATTCTTAAACTGTACAGAGGCTGTACCTAAGTCCAGAGTGTTAGTAGTCTTAGGCGTAAGAGCTGTACCTGAAACGATAAGATCTTGCGCTGGGCCTACCTTAGTGATGGGCGCACCTTCACCTGCAGTACCGTCATGAGCGTGACCAGTAGATGCGTTAAACCCTGCCTCAATGGCATTGTACTCAGCATCAAAGTCATCCGCATCAATAACGTTACCGTTAGCAATGTTGTTTGCTGTATCCTGACGTGTATAACCTGCCATGTTTTAGTCCTTACTGTCTATCGTTTTGTCTAAACTCTAGCAGGGCTGTGTCTAGAGTGAATGTAGGGTTTGTAGAATTGTCTTCTATACGGATAGCTATAGTCTTACCTGAGCCAATAATATTTGTGGTGTAGATCTTGTCTAACTCACCGCCGTATGTAGAGGTGTTAAACACGGAGTTAGAGTCACCAAATATGAATACAGAAACACCAGTACTTTCTACGCTCTGTGTAGCGGGTTGTATAACACCTGTGTTTGTAGATGAACCAAAGTCATACTTAACGTTAAGATCCAGAGACATACTGCCAGTAGGTTCTGCATACAATGTCATCTTGTAGAATGACTTACGCATCTGAGGATCAGACAGAGGCATATAGGGTGACTCGTATATAGCCTCAATAGGTAGCCCATCAAAGCTTGACCCTGTATCTAACTCATACACATAGCCATCTGTATTAGCAAAAGCAATAGTCTCAGCTGTATCTGTGTATCTACTGTCTGCTACAAAAGCTTTTATACCATACGTAGTAGACCAGCTAATACCAGATGCACCTTGTGACACAAACTTAGTAGCGATTAAGCCTTTAGCTGCTTCATGTTGTTCTGACTCGATATAAGCAAAGATACGATACTGAGCTTTCTCTCGCATAAGTACAGAACAGAAGTTAGGCGTACTGCCAAGGAACGTGGTAGCATCCTTAGCGATAGGATCAGAAGCAATATCCAAACCAAAGTCACCAATGCGATCCGTAGCACTCAGCAAGCGAATACCATCAGGAGCAAGGTACATAATGTCACCACCAACTTCCTGAATAGTGTCACCATTAACACAGCCAATACGGTCTGTAATAGGTGCTACCTGAAAGTCTGCTGCGGTGTTACCTGTTATGCGTTTAATGCTGTCAGTAGTAAAGACTATAAGCTGGTCACGGAAGACAGCTAGACCTGTTATCTCATTAGCTACGTTGATAGATCCAGCGCCATTAGCTGCACTAAAGTCATCTACAGTAAAGGGTGCAGTAAAGTATAGGTTGTTACCCTTAGCGTAGAATGCTGTATCCTTAAACACTGCTACATTCTCTGCACCTAGTACGTCTGTGCTGCCTGTAATAGCTGTGAGAGTATTGCCTGATGTGTTGTACGTAGCAGGGTAGTTATTACTATCTACAAAGATAACTTTATCGTCACCGTCTAGGTTATATAGAACGTGCTTAGCCTTACCACCAAGCAAAGGTCTTGCACCCATGGATGTCCACGTAGTACCTGTGCCGTAGTAGTATTCTGTTACGTTAGAACCGTTCTGTCTAGCTACAACAATACGCCCAGAGCTTATTACTTTAAGCGCTAGTATAGGGCCAGACCCAGGTACAGCTGTAGTGCTGAACTTCTCAAAGCCTTTGATCTTAGAGTAGCCACCCTCTTTGCTAGACTCAAAGTTCTGCAAGATAGTAGCAGAACCCACAGCATTACTACCCTGTTGTAGAGGGCTAAGGTTAGAGATGAGACCACCTCTAAACTCAATAGGGAATGTCTGCCACTGTGTAGCCATTAGTAATATACTCTCGTGTCTCGCAGGTATTCAGTGCGATTAATGTGTAAGCTACGTAATTGTTTAATGCCTTGCTCAAACTTTTGTAGTGCTAATTGTGCTGCCTGCATGTCACCACGGAACTGATAAACGTAATACATAGCGCCATCAACGATGGTATAACGGTATTGCTCAGGGAGTGTAGGTACATCTGTAGAAAGCTCTAGATCGTAGCCTGTACGGAAGTACTCATACACTACTTCATACTCTTTATCGGGAGTAGGGTAAAAGATCAACTCTCTACTAGGTGTACGTACAACATGCGTTGGTGTATTTCTTATACTTGTGGTAGAGTTATACTCAGTATCTGCATACTTGTCAAGCCATTCTTCGTATGTTAGTACTTTTAGTTTGACTGTACCAACATTAAGATCATCATCACGCTTGATGCGGAAGGTGTTCATGTTAATAGTTTTACTATCGTAAGGCATACTATAACGTACTTCACCAGGAAGAAGTACTTCTGTTTCTTCTACATGGTTCCACGGCCACTCAAACTCTTCCTGATTGACATGGCGAATAGCTGAGTTAACAGCATCCTTAGCAAAGCTGTAGTAGCCTGTAGCTGTAGGGAAGTTAGCACTCGTAAGTTCTACTTCATTAAGGCGGCGGTTAATATCGTTAACTAGGCTAATGTAGTCGTATGCCATTCTTACTTCTCCTTGACACGCAGAAATACGCTGCGCTCATACTGTAATCCGCCTATTGTGGTTATCTTACACGTAATTCTGTAACGTTTATTATTTGTACCTAAACTCAAGCGGATAGTAGCCACAGTTGTAGTGTTAGTAGCCTGTACAAACTGTAGCCCATCTACAATATCTGTATTGTTCACTTCTGTTTTAACACCTACTGCGTCATCAATATACCAAGTGACGCCAGAAACAGCATCACCACTCAAGAAACGAGACCAGTCTATGCTGTAATCAAGTAACTCATCTTTATCTTTATCAGGCCACTTATATGACATAGGCTATCCTTTAGGCTGCAATATTTACTGTTCTGCTTGCTGAGAATACAGCGTCTATAACTATTGTTCTGTTATCTTCTGCTATATGTACAACGTGATTTAAGGGTTGAGGATTGGTGTATAACGTCCTGTCTCTACTGTAAGCATCTGCCTCAAAGGGGAAGTTGATAGCAATAACTGTAACAGCTGATACCGCAGTTGTACCTACTACGTTTTCTAGTCGCTCTACTACATTTACTATTACAGGGTTGATTGTAGCAGTTGCTACTACAGAAAGCAAGGACTCTGATACGTCAATCTCAAAAGAGTCTAGGCTGGTAGGTTCCACAGTGCCCTGTGCTGAAACACCGACTATAGACTGTAAGGAGTCAGCGTGTGGTATGATAGCAGTAACACTACCTGTAGCAGAAGCGCTATCTAGAAGCTCTGAGATATGTGCCGTTAAACTACCTGCAAAACCCGTAGCCGATACAGAAAGAAGGTTCTCACTAATATCAATCTCAAAGCCACCTGCACTAACAGGCTCTAAAGCAGTTGAACCTGATACTGAAGCAAGTGTATGATTACCTTTAGCATCATACCCTACAGTAGCTACACTTCCTGTAGCGGATACACTGGAGAGTAGTTCAGAGAGGTTAACCTGTACTGTACCCACAGATACTGTAGCACCAACAGAGTTTGTGACCTCATCAGGGTTTAGTGTTAGACTACCTACCGTACCTGTAGCTGATACAGACGCTAGTAGTTCAGATACATTAACAGTTGTAGCTGTTATGCTACCCGTAGATAGTACAGACGCTAGAGCTACAACAGCAGATATACCAGCCTGAGATGCAGCTAAAGGTGTTGTAGCTAGTGGGGTAAAGCCAAACATACTGTATTACTCTCTACGTATTAGGGTTTAGTGGGCCATATAATGTCAGCGGGGAAGCCATATTGCTGTGGTACATCCCTTAGTAAAGAACGATAAGCAGCCCATGCAGCTTGATCTACAGGAGCATCAGCAACCTGTGTCCAGTCAGATGATGTCAATAGGTAGTCACGTTCTTGACGGGCTGTTATAGCAGGGTCTACTGGCTCTGGTTCTGGCTCAGGTTCTGGCTCAGGTATGTCCTCTACAGCCCAAGCTGTACCATCCCAACGTGCTAACTGTGCGTCTGTTGTTGAAGGTGGTGCAGTCTCTACGCAACCCGCTGGGATAAGCATATTGCTTTCGTCCATAGGATCTTGGTCTGCTGTTGTGATGCCTACGAAGACACCATCAATGTCGGTTTGATATACGTTCATATCTGTGTCTCCTTAATACTTGATGCAAGCTAGAAGTGCTACGTTGCGTGGTCTGAACTGGCTTGCTACAGGAACCTGATTAGACGCATTAAAGTCTACACCAGCGTTAAAGCCTTGACCTCCTCCGGTCCCTACTGAGTTAAAGGGGTTGCCAACATGGTAAATGCCACTAAATACACCACTCGTACTCAATAACTTAATCCTATAATAGTTGGCGTTATCATCTACTTGAGTAAAGCTACCAGTAAGGTTCCGCATAGCATCGCCTTGTGATGAACCAAAGCTACGTCCACTATCAACACCACGACCGTCATCCCAGCCACGGATAAATTCACCACGAAGGTCAGGCACGTTAAACGACCCGCCAGAGCCACCATATGTGTAGCCGATAGCTGAGAATAGGGCTGAGTATGTACTTGTGCTTAGTGATGCACCGTTAGCTTTAACGTAACCAGACGGGGCAGAGCTACCTGCGTGATACATGATAGAGCCAGCGGGAGCACCTGCGTCAATACCTGTTAAGTTAGAACCATCACCAGAAAACGCACCCGCATATATGGTATTGGTAACTCTTACGTTACTATCACCCTCCCCTACAGAGAAGATTTTGTTGTTCATAGCTGAGTCAGTATAATAACGCAAACCACCATACTGTTGCTGGGCGAACATACGTATACCAGTGTGCCACCTAAGATCTAACTTAGTGTAGTTGCCACCATAGTTATTAATTTCCGTGCCGATAGAGTAGTTTTGCCTATCGTTGCCGCCGCCACCAAGATAAATGGTTGAACTGCTGTTCTGGTTATAGGCGTTGTGGCTAAATTCACCGCCGACTAACAGCTCAGTCCCCGAAGTTAGGTTTAAGTTCCCTGACTTACTATCAGCAGCATCACTGCGGAGATAGGATGACCCCTGTACCCCATCCAAGTGGTCAGCATCTAGGCCAGAACCTGAACCGTCATTGCCAGCGTGCCAAACAACGTTATCATCAATGTAAGCTGTCCCGCCTCCATGAAGCATGTAAAGATTTCCGCCATAGTGCTGTAGATGTAAATCCCCATATGACCCAAAAGACCCGTCTGAAGCTAACGCTTGAATAGTGCGATCACCAGTAACACCGATGTCTAATGTCTGAGCAGTGATGCCTGCCGTGAAATCAATACGTCCACTTGCAGTGTCATTAGCATTTGAAGTAATGTAGTTACTATGGCTATGACTATCATTAGCCACCGCCACACTCAGCGTAGCATTACCTGAACCGTCCCAGCTTACACTACCTGATGCGTCACCAGAGAGTGATAGGGTACGAGCAGTGGTCCACTTAGGTGCATCAGTCACACTAAAAGTAGTACCCGTAAGGTTTAAACCTGATCCTGAACTATAAGTAGTATCTGTGTTAACAACGGTTTCTGTGGCGCTTGTGATACCTGTGATGTGACCATAAGTATCTAGTGTAATATCTTGGATGTAGGTACGGCCAGAGTTATCCACGGAGGCTTGGCTAGATGTATCAGCATGACTAATAGTACGGTTAGCTGTTAAGTCTCCGCCACCAGTAAGACCATTACCTGCTGAAACTGTAATAGTCTTATTAGCTTTAGTGCCAATGTTTGTAGCTGTAGTAGTAGCAAAGTTTGGATCGTCACCAAGCGCAGCAGCTAACTCATTAAGCGTATCAAGCGTACCTGGTGCAGAATCAACAATATTAGCTACAGCTGTATCGGCGTAGCTAGTGTAGTAAGAACCGTGTTGACCATCTAGAGTATCTGCATCTACGTTTAACGCATCAATGTCAGCCTTTGTTTGATCTGCAGTGGCACCTGTTTCAATACCTGCTAACTTGCTTTGCTCTGCATCACTAAACTCGTTGGTGTTAGCATTACTTTCATAAGCAGTCTTAATCTCTGCAGCAGTCTGATCTGCAGTAGCACCCGCTTCAATACCGTCTAGCTTACTATGATCTGCATCAGTAAATACGTTAGTGTCAACACCAGCAGTTATAAGAGCACGGATCTCTGAGTGTGTCTGGTCTCCTGTAGCACCATGTTCAATGCTGTCTAGCTTACTACCGTCAGACGCAAGATCACGCCCATCAATAGTACCTTGAGCTATAATGTTACCACTAGCATCTAGCAGATCAGCTAAGTCACGTGCTTTAGTCATGTTTAAGTCCTACGTATTAGGGTTTAGTCGGCCATGTGATGTNNCGTAGCCCAGTTGACTTGAAAATCACTAACGTCTGATGACAGAATACTTGAGCCATTACTATCTGTGCCAGTTATTACGCTAAAAGAAGCATGGAACTCTGCTTCGCTAGTAGGCTCACCCTCTAGTATCCATTCTCCGGGATGTAAAATTGTTAGGGCTTCAGCTATACTCATGCTCCTATCTCCATTACTGT